CTTCTTCTGAATCTAAAACAGATGTATCAACTTGTGCTTCTACATTCATTTCAGTTTCTTCTCCTTGTGGCATTACTTCTTCCATTTGCATTTCTAAAGAAGTTTCTGCTTCTGGTGCAAGTTCTGGTACTTTAATTTCGCCACCTTCAGCTTTTTTATTATTTAATCTTGTCCACTCTTGTGAAAATAAACTATATTCTTGTGCAGATAAATCTTCTACTTTTTTATCATATGTTGAACTCAACCATGATTGAAAAGGTGTATCACCTGCTGCCATTTTAACAACTGGTCCACCATATGCATAAGCTTGATATCCAACATCTTCTACTCTACCAAGTCTAGGGTCACCACCCATTAAACCACCTGTAGCAGCTTTTTTAACATTTGCTTTATTCATAATAATTTTATTATATTGCAGTTCACCAATTCTTTCTTTTATTTTTGCATCTGATTCATCTGCATTTTTCATTGCACTATAAATCGCTAATGCTCTATTATAATTATCTTCTACAATATCACCTGTTTTATATCTTGCTCTAGTTTTATCAAATAATCTTAATGGAGTTCCTTCACGCACACTTTGGGGTGTATTAGTATCATACAACCCCATAGTAGGTGCTTCATCTGTTGCGGGTTTCATAAACCCATCCATTTGATTTTTTAATTTTTCAGTAGCCATTAAAATTATTTTTTCTTTTTAGATGCCATTCCGCCATACATCATTTTCTTTTTCATCATTCCGCCACCCATCATTTTTTTCTTTTTGGTAGCCATTCCACCATACATCATTTTCTTTTTCATTGGCTTCTTTTTCATAGTTCCCGGCATAGTTAGTTCTCCTGTTGTTTGTTTAGTTTATTAGTTTTGTCCAGTTGGATTAACTGTTCCAGTAAATTCCATTTCCCCTGTTTGCGGAACACCTCCTGTTCCGATTGTGCCATTGCCAACTCCCGAGTTGTCTGGTGTTGGAGATTGGTTAGGTACTCCTTGAGGTGTGTCCATTGGGGACTCTGGACTATCTGTTCCACCAACTGCTTGGTTCTGTCTTGCATTTTGTAGTCCTATAATCTTAGCATATATTTCTGCTTCATTAGGGTCATTGATTACTGTCTCTGGGTCAAGGTCTAATGTGTATGCTAGTTCTTTTATTAATTCTGGAATCTTAACGAAAGGTGCAATCGCAGGATTCTGTACACTTTGTAAGAACATTGTAAGTCTTTGTGACCTAACTTCTTTTTGCATTAAAGAAGATGTTCCTGTTGCCTTAACTTCAAGGTCTCCCTCGATTGCTAAGTCTCCTTCATAAAACTGCATGTTCCATTGGAAGTATGCTTCGCCCAAAGGTTTTAATAAGAAATCGTCTAAATTTTTTACAACAGTTTTTATATTTAAGTTTGCTGCTGATAATAACATTGACATACCAGAAGCTGTTCTTGTCATACTTTGAACACCTGTCTGACCATGAGAGTAAGAAGGTATTCCTGTTGACTCATCTGCCAACTGTCTAAATTTATCAAACATCATCATATTTTCAGTTGATGTGTTTGGAAACTTTAATCCATGAATAGCTTGACCCGGCATACCTGCTTGTCTTCTAAATATCTTGCCCGGATATACATCCATGTTTTGTCCTGCTACTAATGCTGACTCATCAACATCAAAAACAAGTGAACCCGACAAAGCTAAATTATCAATAGCCATTCTTGCATGACCATTCATAATTTGTTGAGCATCTTTCATATTCTCTGGTACACCAATACCAAAAAAACTATATGGGTTCTTCTCATAAGGAAATGCGTTGTATGGTATTCTGTAAGGTTTAAATGGATTGACTACCATTCTTAACACTCTATTTTCAGTTACCCATGCATTGATTTGCATTTCTTTCTCATCATCCATTCCTTCTGGAATAGGTATCTGAGCATCTTCTAAAACTTTTTTATCTACACAACCCCAAAATTCTAATACTTCAAATCTATCTGTTTCAGTTGTGTTGCTATCATCTTCTGCTTTGATTTGTGTTTCAAAGGTTCTGTTACGATAGTTAGGACCATCTTCTAAAGTTTCTAATATTGCTTCTTTATCAAAGAAAGGTCTATCTAATAAATCTCTTAATTGATTTTTATTTAGTTTGTGTCTATGTACAATATATTCACACTCTTCAATAGTCTTTGCATTTGGGTCTGGATAAAAATCCCATGCACTTACAAATTCTAGTCTAGGTACTTTTACTTGTTCTGGTTGATAACTTCTTGAACCATCTTCGTTCTTAACATATCTATGTAAAGTTTTATTAAAAGTAAAAGGACCTTTTATAATACCTGTTCCTAATAAAACAGATTCAAAGATTGCGTTTCTTAATTCTTGTGACCCACTAGACTCATCAATCTCATCATGGATTAATTTTTCCATTCGTCTTGCTAGTGTAGTAGCAGGTCTTATTTGTGCCATCTCTGGCAATGGAGCAGAACCTTCTTTAACAGCTTCATCTCCTAGCTCACTTTTAAGTGAACCTAAAAATTCTTTATCTTCTTGAAGTCCAGTAAATGTTGCACCTTTTGGTAACTCTCTACCATCACCTTCAAATCCAACCAAAGACATTTCTTCTGGTGACATTGATGGTTGTGATTGGTCTGCACCGCCTTCAATACTTGGTCCAGAGTTCTGTAAGTTTTCTCCTACAGGATTTAAGTGAGCATACTCAGACGCACCCTCTGGTACTTTTGTTTCTTCTACTGATATTGGAAATTTGTTAGCAGAAAATAATACATCTACTAGTTGTCCATATGCAGCTAAAACTTTTGTCTTAGTTACTTTTACAAAGACTCTTGACTTCTCATGTTCTCTAAATTGAACATTCTTATAGTATTGACCTCTATAATTATGAAAAGCTTCAAGCCATCTGTCTTCATCAGATTGTCTTGCTCGTTCAGAAGTAATAAACCTGTCATAAACAAAAGAAGCTAATCTATTGCTTTCTTGTTGTTTTTCTTGGTTTTCTTCTTCATTTGAATTAGTAATGTCTGTGTTATCTACCATATCTAGTTATACCTTTATTATACACCTACTTATTGATTTTGTCAAGTTAAATCTTTATCATCTTTTTAATTACACTTCTCGGATAAATGTTTCTATCACCAAAAGCTACCTCACCATTGTCATTTTGATATGATGCAAAACTCCATACATATTTGTCAGTTTTCTTAAATATATAAGCTTCTGTGTTAATTGTAGCTACTGACATCTTTGAAAACTCATTATAATCAGTAATTGAAGAATCACCACATATATCTTCCCAAATTATTAAATACTTGTAATATTCTTTATCGCCTACAGTTATAGGATTACTTGTCTTCGGCATTACTATATAAGTATTCTTTCTTTGAGTTTCTAAAATTATTTGATTTACTTGTATCTATATCTGTTGCTTCTTGTCTGCACCATTGTCTAAAACTATCTTCTGGTCCGCCCATATCATTTAATCTAAATACTTTAAATGGTTTAATAACATATTCAATATTTTTTTTCTTTTTGTATTTAAGCATGTCCTCATATGACATAACCTTATCAAACTCTTCGCCAGTTTTTAAATCTTTAAATGTATATGTAGGCATTATTTAAAATACTTTTCAAGAATATTTAATTGGTCATCATACTTTGCCATTATCTCTAATTCTTTTTCAATTGTTTCAACAACATCTGGATGCTCTGCTACACCTGCAGGATTTTCTAAAAACACATCAATATTAGCTTTATGTTTTTGTATGTGTCCTTTAGCATGTGCTATTAAACTTTCTATTATCTTTGCTCTCATTTTTGTATTTGCTAAAAACATTTTACTTTCTATCCTCACTTCATTTTCATACGACATATCATTACTATGGTCTTTGTAACTATTATATGTTCTTTTGTTTTTCATTAATAACCAAATGTAGGGTCAGATGGTGTAAATCTTTTTATTTCTCTCATCTGACTATAAGCTGAAGATTTTTGAGGTCTTGACATAATTAAATATCTAAGTGCATCATATGCATGGTCTGATGCTTTTGTATCAACATCTTCTGGCTTATTAGGGTCAACAGGAATACTTTGTAATTCTCTTATTAAATTAACACAATTAGAAAATATCTGTAGTCTTGGTCTACCTGTTGTTTTGTTTTGTTTTAGATACTCATGTATTTGTATCTTACCTTGAATTCTATTTTTATCTGCAGGTCTTAACTTATGTCCTGCTCGGACCAATGTTTCTCCTACTGTTGGTCCTCCCACACCTGTCTTGTTCCAAGCTGCAGTATCTAATACTCCTTGAATACTTCTATGGTCTTCTCGTTCATACTCAGTAAGCATGTTACCTAAGTCTTCACCTGTTAAACCTTTTTTATAAAGTTCACGATAAATAATTAATGTATCATCATCTGGGTCTATTGTTGCCCATACACAAGCAGACTCTGCAGCATAGCCATAATCAATTCCTTTATATTTTATCCAATGAACTGGTATTTTAAAAGGAGGTATAACATGGATTTCTGGATTGAATTCAACAAATGCTGCACCTTCTGCTACATCCCAATTACCTTCTAGTAATTGTTTTCTTTGGATTGGAGGTAAAGACTCTAGCATCTTTTCATATCTACCATCTTCTGATAGGTATGGATTGTCTTCCAATCTTGCAGGAATAAATTTTCTTGTTAGACCATCTGGTCCTTTGAATGCTTCATTAGGAGGATTTGGGTCGAGATATCTTTTTCTCACCCAATGTCCACCAACTCCACCTGGGTTTGCAGTACACCGAATATAAGGTTTTATTTCTGGGTCTGTTGTTCTTAATCGTGATTGCAAGTATTGAAGCGGAAACTCTGTTGGGTATTGTGTTAATTCATCAACACCTATCCAACTATAAGCTTGACCTTGATAGCGATACACATCTGCATCTCTGTCAAGATAACCAAACTCCAATGTAGCACCCGAGGGAAACTTCCATACCTTTTCTACTTCTCTAAACTTTGCACCCGGAAAAGCTTTAGTATATAATTCTCTGGACTTATCTATTAATTCTCTTAACTCTGGCATACTTCTTCTTAAAAGTAATGCTCTGTGGCTAGGTCTATGCATGAATCTTAATGGGTCAACTAACATTGCATAAGACTTACCACCCCCTGCAGCACCGCCATAAAGAACATCTTGTTCTCCTGCTGCTAGGAAATCTGTCTGCGGTCCATCATTAGGTTTAAATACTATGGACTCTTTGTTTTCTTTTACAAAGTCTCGAACTTGTTTCGGTGCTTTACTAAACTCTGATTCAGTAAGAACTGTATTTTTGTTGGTAGTTTGTTGTCGCTTTGGGTCAACCGCCAGTTCAACCTTTGTTAAAACTTTTTTCTTCTCGTTTAAATTATTTCTTTTCTTAGCTATCTTTCTTTCTAGCTTTGCTAATTCTTTTTCTTTATCTCTTAATTCTTTTCTAGCTTGTAGCTTTGCCTTTGTTTCCATAGACAAATGCCTTGGGGCTTTAGAACCCTTCGGTCTTCCAACCATTACGAATCCCTTTTATTCTTTAGTTGCTTCTTTGCTGCCTTTGCAAGTCTAGCTTGTTCGTTTTTATTTTGTACTTTTGCTCTTTGTTCTAATACAGTAAGAATCTGTATCTTTCTTGCGTATGGTTTATTAATTCTTTTAACTTTACTAATTGTTTTCTTTGCATCTGATACTGTTGCATATTTAATACTTACAGTATCTTTTGGATTCTCGTCTGTATAAAGTCTTCTACCAGAACCTTTAGGTTTTTTACCTGTACCTTTTTTTGGGTCTTTACTCATCTTTTGTCTAGTAATCCTTTTACTTTTGACTTATCAACTATCTTCTTTAATCCTACATAAGATATCTTACGACCAGTCTTATGTTCTAATTGTTCTGCTGCACCTCGTAATGATAGTGAACCATTAATAATATGCTTCTTTGTTTGTTCTAATTCTTCTAACTGTTCCGGTATTGCTTCAAGAAAACCTTTTTCATTTGCTTCTTTATAACCAAATGGTATTGTAGATGTTTTTCTTTTTGTTAGCATTATATACCTAGACTTGGTGTATACTCCTGTATGTCAACTTCAATACATTTTGCATCAATATATGTATCTACAAATCCTGCTTGTTCTGCTTCTTGTTTCATAACTTCAACTGCAACTGGTTTATACACTTCGCATTCTGTTAAAGAAATAAAATACATTCCTTTTTGATAATATTGTGGACTTGTTGAAGTACTAAGGAATAGTAATAAATAAAATACCTTAGTCATTTTCTTCTGCCTCAACTGGATTTGCATCTATAATAGTTTCTTTTTTATCTGGTAGTATAAAGATTCCACCACTATGATTGTGGTTAACATTAATACTTTCTTTCTTTGCTACTCCAACTCTATCTAATAAGGTCTGGGCAGCTTGTAACTTTGCATTAACCTGTGGAATAGGTTCATCACTTTCTAAAACATCAACTAACTTCTTTGCTGCTTTAGGTGCTGAATGAGCTAGTATCGTATTAGCTGTGTCGATAATCTCCTGTCGTAGACTTTTGACAACAGCATAATAACTAGTATCCTTATAACCTGCAACTTGAAGTGCCGCTTTTATATCTCCTTGAGCTTCGCCACTTAAAGCATCTAAAAACTTCTGTTGTTGCTCTGTAAGGTTTCTATTGTTGTTGTTTGTTTGTGTTTGTAAAAAACTCATATGTCCTATTATACACCTCTAGTTAACATTTGTCAATACTTTTTTTTCTTCTTGACAATTTCGCAGAGGGGTGTATAATATATATAGACCTGCCGGGAGCATTAACACCTATATCAGACCTTTTTATATATTTCAAACTAAACAACCCTGCCTAACCCGGTGGGGTTTTTTTATGCCTGTAACGCACCCCCAACTAGTTAACACTAGAATCTAATAATTTTGTGTGAGTATTATATATATGTGGCGGGTAGGGGCTATGGCACTTGCGTAGGGGTTGTATAGATATCTTATTTATGCCATAATTCAAAATAAAAATATTTGCCTTATTATATAATATCAATATATCATAAATTTTTTAAATGTCAATAGAAAAAATAAAAAAAATTTAAATTAATTTCACTAGTTAACAAATATTATTTAAATATCATATCTATATATTATAAATTACTATCCTTTATAAATTCAATAAATCTAATAAAATCAATAAAAATAATAATTTATAATTAATTAAAAAAATATACTTGACATCCATTTAATTATATGATTTAAAGCATTTATATTAACTTAAAAAAAGGACATATAAAAATGATACAATTAAATAAACTTAGCAAAGTTAAAAGCAAGTATTTTGAAAACGAAAATTTGACTTATAACTTTGTTAATAAATTAACTAAAAAAGCAAATCAATTTGGTTATGCGGTATTTTATAAAGTGTCACCAAATAACCAAAATATCAGTTATAATCTAATTGAAAAAATCACAGTTCCATTAAATAATTAATATTTAATTAAACTATAAAAGACCCGCTTTCAAATTTTGTTAGCGGGTTTTTTTATATCTAAAATAATATATCTATTTTTTATAACTAATTATTATTAATAAATATTAGTTATATTATTTATATCTAAAAAATATATATAGTTCTTATATATAATTTCCCATTTAAAATAAAAAAAACTTTCATTATAACATTAATTTTTAGAGGTGTCAACCCTATTTATTTTTAAAAAAATTAAAAAAAAGACTTGCAATAATTTTTTAATATGCTATCTTTAAAACCATGAGAGAAGGCAAA